TAATATACAATACGTTTTCTGCTACAATTTCTCTACCTGCTTGAATATCATCTGCACGACCTTTAGGACAATGGAATGCTTTACCCATAAACTCAATAAATGTTTTATTAACTTCTTCTGCTACCTGATCATATAATTTAATAACACTTTCTTTAGTCCAAGGTATTGCTCCAGATTCTATTTCTTTTTTCAAAATTGGAAATGCAGAAAAGTATGCAGAATCTGTATCTCCGTAAATTATAGCATCACCAACATGGTCGTATGTGCCTGTAATAACTTTATTAGATTCTGCCGCCATATGTTTTGCAATTTGTCTACCGGTTAATGTAGTTGATTGCCCAAGACGTTTATCAAAAAATCTACAACCTGGATTTAAAAGTGCTCCATATAAACTGTTTAAATTAATTTTTTTAACAAGTTGTCGTTTATCCCAATATTCAATTTCAATTTTATTGCCAGCTTCAATGGCTTTTGTTTTCATTTCTTGCAGTTCTTTACGTTCTGCATACCAACGTTTTAATAATCCAGGTATAACACCATCAAACTCGTTTGTTAAAATAGTTCCGTTTGCTGTTAACATCCAAGGTTTACGACTATCAAATATTGCTTTATAAACTTCTGCCGCACTCATTATTTCTGAATCTGCATTTTCCCAATCAATTGTAATGTCAAAGTCTTTACGTTTTTCCATTACAGCTTCATATTCTAATGTACCGAAATGTCCTTCCCATGCTCCTGCAAATGATTTTTTCTTTAATGTCATTGCTTCTTCAACCATTGCATCTGTATCAATAGGACGTAATTGTCCTACAATAGTTGCTGGGTCCATATTCAATGCTCTAATAACACTTGGATATAGAGAATTTAAATCCATTGAACCTATCCACTTGTGTAAACCTTTTTTAGGAAATGCAACATAAGCCCCAGCCGCGGTTGCGTGTTCTCTATCATGCTTACTTCTATTAGGTACTTGTAATCCTCTACCATGTGCTTCGTTAATAATTGCTTGTTCTGTAACTGCTACTGCACCCATTGTAGTTTGCAGTAATACAGTATTTGCATGAGCTAGTTCATTACTAAGATCAATAAACTTTAATTTTTGATCTAGTTTGTCTAATAGTGCTACGTCTTGTCTATTATATTCAATAAACTTTTTAAAATCGTTTTTATAAAGTTCGTCTAACGTACCTTCATAAACTGTTTTCTTTTCACCTATTTCAGCTTCACCAATAGCATCCAGTCTATAAGAATGTGTTTCAGAGTATGTATATTTTCTATACAGTTCTAAACTATCTAAATGCACACGCCCTTTTAAATCATATGTTTCAAGTGTACGCCCATATTTTTCATATTCACGTTTCTTAGGTAGTTGTCCCCAAAGACAAAATCGTCTTGTGTCGTCTTTGCTTAATACTCTGCTTACTCTATTAACTGTATAAGGAATATCATAACCTTCTGAGTTCCAACCACTTAATATATCAGCGTCTTCAATTAAGTCAAGAAATGTTTTTAACATATCTTCTTCTTTTTCAAATAAATGTGTATTCGGAAAGTCTTTAGTTTGCTCTTTAGCTTCTTCCATTGTAATTGTTTTCGGTGGAACTGCTAAAGTAACAAGTGTATCCATCCATTGTAGATGTACACTAATTGCTGTTATTGGCATAAACGGATCTGAAGGATCAGCAAAGCCACGTTCAGGATCAAAGTCCGTTTCAATATCCCAAAATGCTACGTTGAGTTTTGGAGCATCTTGATTAAGATAATTTTCACTTAAACATTGGAATATCGGATTTATATCGCTTTCAAATAATTGCTTTGTATTATTAATAGCGAGTTCTTTGCGGAATTCTTTAGTTGACTTTGATACTATTCTATTTAAAGGATCACCGTAAATGCTTTTATGCTTTCCGCGAGGATCTTTATAATAAAATGTATATTTTATAGGATATTCTGTGAAATGTCGTTTTCCTTCTCTGCGTTCTACAACACGGAGTAGGTCAGCGTCACGATCAAACATAGCGTCTACATAACTCATAGTGACGCCTCTTTGTTATTTTGTTCGTAGTCCTTTAGGACCGTACCAAAAGTATTCTTTATCATTTATTGCCTTATCATCTATCCAAACATCGTAATGGGGTTTTCCCATTTTAATTGATGTAAATTTAACTCCCCAGCCTTCTAATTGTGCCTTAGTAAACCCTTGCCAATCTTTGCCAGACCTTGCACCTCTGGCTGTCCAATAATGTACTTCGTTTCCATCATCAAAGAGTTTATTTAAAATTTCTATTCGTTCCTTAATTGGTTTACTTTCTTCATAATTACTACCATCAGTATAACATATTGTTCCGTCTATGTCTACCATATAGATCATAAAAAGAGTCGCCAAATTGCAATACCATTCATTATTGAAAACCACGAACATAATAGTATTACAAATGCCGCCTTTCGAATTATTGCACTAACCACGCCCAACATAGATCCAACAAAGTACATCGGAATAAAAAGTTTAGTTGCAGGGTCAAGTACAGTATAGGTTAATATTGCACTAGCTGAAATCAAAAAAGTTGCCTCAACCATTTCACAATAAAATGCCGTAGGACTTAATCGATGACTTTCTTTAAGGAAATTTGTTACTTTACTTAAAATTATCACTTATCTTTGCCAAGCGTAACTATTAATGTTTCCAAGTCGTCAAATGCATCTGAATGAGCTTGCCAATCATGTTTATGTGCAATTTTAATTGCTTTATTAATTAAAGCTGGCTTCATATCCAACTCTTCTGCTACTGCTTTTACTGTATCTTTAAGACCAGCTTGTAGATCTTCAACTTCTTGAAGAACAGTACCTCCTTCGTTGACCAAACGAGTAAGTTTGTCTTTTTCTTCGGGTCCGTATACGCGATCACTCATGTTTACCTCCAGGTTAATACTACATTATAGTATACTTTTCGCATTTTGTCAAGTTTTATCTTGCTTGTTCTAATTTAATTGATATATTTCCTGATATAACAACTCGATTATGTTCACATTCTTGTTTTGGAACGTAATGTGAAACAGTTCCAGGAAATATAATTATTAAACCAGTATTTGGTTTAATATTTCTTCCTGCCCCCGGAAAAATTAATGGAGCACACTTTGGACAAGCATCTACATAATATATAAATGACCAAAGTGATGGCCAATGGGCGTGTGGATTAGTATTGTCTCCAGTTTTATAAATTACTCCCCAAGCATCTGTGCAATATGTTTCTCCAGTAGGATATGGATGAACTTCTTGTTTAAGTGTATCTATTGCAAAATCAATTATTAGTTTAAAATATTCATTCTTATACATATCCCAAGTAGTCATATCAGCTTTAACGTTTGTTTCGTGATTTTGTTGGTCACCAAGGTCACGTATAATATTTGTTAAGAGTTCTTTAAACCCTTCAGCCTTAGGATATACGTTTGTATGTACAACCATTGGTTCTGTAAATAAAAATCGTTCTGAGTTTATCATAAATTTACTGCTACGTTTCCGGCTATTGAGAATCTATTATGATTACATTTATGTGGTGGAACAGCATGAGCTATCCAACCAGGAAATATAATTAATAATCCTGTTTTAGGAAAATGAAGGTTTGCGTCTTGACAATTTGGAAATACTATCGGTGCACAATCCTTACAAGCATCTATATAGTAAGTAAATGCCCATGTTGCCGGCCAATGATAATGTGGTTCTAATCCTAATGTCCAAGTTTCTTTAGAAGTGTTAGGCTTATACAATACACCCCAACAGTCAAGTATATATGGATCATTATTAAATCTATCCATATTAGGAAATAATGGTAGAGCTTCTTTTATTGTGTCTAGAGCAAAGTCTGTTATTTTTTTAAAGTATTCATTGTCTTGAAAGAGTTTACGAAAATTAGCTGATTGCGGTCCTTTATTTATTGTTGAGTTTACAAAGGTAGTTTGCGTAGGTTCTTTATGATATGTTTGTTCTATTTTATCGTAGTCTAATATAATTTTACTTAATAGAGGCTTTATAGTTTCAGCATCAGGATATGTGGTTGTAAATATATCACCACCTTCTAAAAATTGTTTTGTGTCAGAATTAATCATAATTTTATTGCTACGTTTCCTGCTATTGATATTCGGTCATGTTCGCACTTATGCGGACCAACGCTATGTGTTACCCAGCCTGGAAATATAACTAGGTCCCCTGTTTTTGAGTTAATAGCATTTCTATTGTCAGTATTAGAAAATACTAACGGCGAACAATTTTCACAAGCATCTATATAATATGTAAAAGTCCACGTTGCAGGTATATGTCTATGTGGATGTAATCTTGGTGTATTAGCTACTCCTGGACCTCTAGATAAAAAAGATTTATTTAATACACCCCAAACATTTATTATATAAGGTTCAACAGGCCAACTTGTAATCTTGCTATCATTGTTTTTATATGTTTCTATATCTGGAAATGATGGTGTGCATTCTTTAATAGTTTTTATTACAAAGTCAGTTATTTTTTTGAAATATGAGTCTTTAAGCATTACTTCTATTGAGTCCAAGGGTACTAACGGTGCCCAAGAAGTTTTCTCTTGCTTGTTATAAGTGTTTATTAGCTGTGTTAGAAACGGTTTTACTGTATCAGCGCCAGGATACGTATTCTGATAAACTTCACCAATTTCGTTAAATTCTTTTTTTGTTAATGCTGACATTAACAATACTTATGTACTGCTATTGTCCTTAGATTCGTCTTCCGACTTATATTGCCATTCGTCAGTATGTCCTACTGTCCATTTATCAGTATTTTCAACTTTATAATTTTGAGTACAAACTTTAAAGTCAACTGGAAGAGTTTTTCCAGGGATTAAACTTGCGTCTTTCCAAATTATTCTATTATTCGGTTGTGCCGCAAACTGTCCATTCTCAAGTTTAATAATATTAAATGATTTATGTTCAGCATCATATTCGGAAAAGTTTATATCTGTAGAATTTTTATCAGCATGACAATTATCTATAGTAAACATATATTCGCCTTGATGCATTTTACGATCCTTACCATAGAACGAACAAGCACCTAGCATTTGTTTTTCTACTACTGTAAAGTCGTAGTCAAAGCAATCCCATAGTTGTAAGATATGTAAAGGAAGCTGTTCTCCAAATAATTGTTCTTTCCAAACGAAAGCTGATAGTGGGAGTTTATCGTATAGAGCACCGTATTCAGTTAATAATGTTTCAAAGTATAATGCTTTTCCTAATACACTTTTTACGCTTATCCAAATACCAGGAGTTACTTCTCCGTGACCTTTCTCAAGGTCATATAAGTATTCTTTTTTTACAAGTACGTGTATTGGGGGTATAACCCCAACAAGAAAAGCCATACGGTCTCCATTCAGATATATTTATTTAAAATTTCAATTATGCGTGGGATTTTTGTTGAGCTGAATCAGCCTGTTTCATTAACATTTTAAACTTTGTAAACAACTGTGGGTCGTTCATAATGACTTGAAGTTTTTTTGTATATGGTGCTATTGATTTAACTAAATTAGGAGGTATAGTGCCTCCTGCTGAAATTTTATCTAAACCTTTAGCTACTAATCCACCACTAGCTTTACCACCGCCAACACTTTTTAGTGTTGTGGCTCTTTGTGCAATTTTAGTTGTATCTTTAGGATTTGTTTTATGGCCGTGTGTTTTGCCTTTGTGTTTCTTTTGAATCCCTCCTGCTGGAACGTTATGTTGTGTTTGTCCTGTTTTTGGGACCACATTAGGAACTGCATTTGCTTGACTTGGTTGTTGAGTTGGTTGTTGAGTTGTTTGTGGAGTTGGAACCACACTAGCAACTTTATTTACAGCATTACTTCTCTTTGCCTTAGTTGCGGCCAAATTAGCACCGGATTTTTTAAGATCTTGAGCACTTCTCTGACGTGCCCCCTTTGCCCATTTTCCTGCACCCGTTGCCGCCGCTCTAGCCGCCGCCGCTACTGCTGGTAATATTTCATTAATTTGTTTACCAGACATACTTTCAGTAATATACCGATGTTTCTTACCAAAGTTAATTAGTGCATCGTTTTCAAATTGGTTAAATTTCATTAAAATCTCTCAACCGGGTCGAGTTTATTTTTATTAAAATATATTAATTTTCCACCGCCGAAAGCTATACCGTAGTAGCCGGCTTTGTTTTTGTCTCTGACTACTCCTACCTTCCCAGCGAATTCATTATTTCCTAATATTGTTTTTTTAATTTTTACCCTGTTTCCTATTAACTCATCTTTTGTCGTGCCAGTTTTTTGTGGAGCGTTCCAAGAACCTATTTTAGCTGGTGCCGTTTTATGGCCGCCCTGTCCTGTTGCAAATTTTGACATAACTCCACTAACACTTTTTGCTATGTTACCCAAGTTTCCTACAGGTTTCTCCCTGGCAGTCCTTACCGATTGGGGTGCCCAATTAGTTGGATGATATCCTTTTTTTGGGGGTCCTACTTCTTCTAGCTTTTCATTTAAGTGATGTTGTAGTCCATCTTTATATTCTGATTCCTTGTTTACTAAATCAGTTAAAAATTTAGTAAGTTCTTCTATAGTATCAAACTCACCTATTTGTTTACCATGTCTAAATGCTTTAAAAGGTTCGCCCTTCATTTTTGTACTATGAATTCCGTACTTATTCATATCTGGGGCAGGGTTTCTCTCTTGTCCTTCAAATGTTGTATCATTAAATTTATCTGCATAATCAAGATGATGATATACAGTACTTAGATAGTCAGATGCTTTTGTAATTTTAGCCGAAACCCATCCTTCTAACCCGTCTTCCTCATTCATGCTTTTAAGCATATCGTGAAGTTTAATAGAATACTTTGCGGCTTTATATAGTTCAGCTCTAGCAAGTTGTATTTCGTGATCCTGCTCAACTTTGTGAGCCATATCTGCTAAATCTTCTTTAACTACTTGTTTTGTAAACTCTTTTTCTCGCATTATAATATCCTTTATCGACTTACAGTCGCTCCACCCATTAAGTTGTTACTCATATCTAAAGCATTAACGGCCGTTCCATCAGCTTTTTTCTTTTGTGGTGCCTTAGGTAATCCTTTTTTATCCTTTGGTCTGTGTCCGTATGCTTGTTTAGGATTAACCACTGTAGCAATATTGCCGGCACTTGTTGCACCAGCTGTAGCTGTTTCTTTCATACCATTATATAATTCTGCTTCGTAATCTTCTTTCTTATCAGCATCATAATTAATTTTCCATGCCGCTAATTCTCTATAGCGTCTCTTTACTTCACTAGCAAGTTCAGGGTCGTCATGCATATAACGTTCTAACCCATAAAGAGCTTTAATTTTAGCTTGGTAATCTTCTAAATCTTTAACTTTAAAATCAGCTTCTAATATTTTAGCAATCTCTTCGTTAGTTAAAGACTCTTTCTCGTCTGGTTGTTTAGCAGTACCGAATTCTTTTTCATCTTCATCAGACCAATCATCGTCTTCTTCATCAGGATCGACTTCATTTGGCCAATTCATTGGATCTTGTAATGGTTCAATTCGTCCCCAGTATTGATGATCACCTGCATAGTCTTTAGTTGAATCATAAAACTCATGATCAGCAGGTCTATCACTATTTTTACCGTCTAACCATATGTCAAATGCTTTGTCATAATTTTCTGCAGGTACTTTATAAAAATGTAATTCTGTTGGTTGGTCCATAATAATATGTGTGCCACGAGCGCCACTATCATAGTCAGTTGGATTCATATAATTACGGCCTATTGGATTTGCTTTATGCCAAATTTGCGATTGTACTCTATCATCGCTTTCATCTTCTTTAATTCCTTCGTTAGCGTCCCACGGATGTTTCCAGTCACGTGGTTTAGTAGTTTTACCTAATGCATCTGTAGGAACTTCAAGATCAAGTTCATCACGACTCATGTATACTTCAACACCGCTTTGAAATTCTACTTTGTATAGTCCTTGTTTAGGATCAGCGTGTATTATTTTTACTCTTTTACCTTGAGATGTTTTTACAACAGTTCCAACACGATCGTCAATAAATTCTTTAATGCTTTCAGATCCGTTTCCTGTTCTTTTATATACGTTTTGTATTTTGTTAATTGCGTCTGGCCAACCATCTACAATAACTCTTGCCATGCTTTCAGCTTTGTATTCATCTTTATTTAATACGTGTTGAGCCATTTCTAACCCATAGCCTAAATGAGCTTGAGCGACTCCTAAAAGTCTTGCTGGATGGTATTCATCACTTTCATCTTGTATATCTTCTTGTGGTTGTGCTTCTGGCTCGTCGTCTGATACATAGTCATAAAGTTTTTTACCACCATATAAAATTGCAATAATTGCCGTTGCCGGTAATGCCCATTTTATTGCCACTTGTGCAAGTGCTTTGATAGTTTCACTATCAAGCATATCACCTACAAGTTCTGTGATGTCGTCAATTAACTCATCAACTTCCATGTAAATTTTTGCGCCTACACCTAATATTGTAGCCTTAATAGGATGTTTAAGAACTTGTTTTCCTACTCCTTTTACTACGCTTCCTGCGCCTTTGCCACCTTGTTTAATAAGAGGTTTGGCACCTTGAGCCACTTTTTTAGCCACACTAGCTCCAGCACCAGCTCCTTTTTTAAGTATGTCTTTTGCACCTTTTCTTCCAAGGAATCTAAGTACATGAGGAGCACCTAGTCTAACAGCCGCACCTAATGCCGGTATTAGTAATGGTAAAAAAGCAAGTTCAGTTAAGTACTTGACATCTGCTTCAGTTAAATCGTCTTGGTGTTTTGCTTTTCGTGGAATTATCTTAGTTTTATCACCATGAGATCCAGCGGCACCGCTCTTTTTAATGTCTTGCATTTGTTTCCAATTAGGATCGCGGGGTTTTACTACCTTGCCACCTTTATATTTTTTAAGCTCTTCAAATCTCATAATATTTCCTTGCTTTAAGTATTTATGCTTTAGCTAGTTTAGTGGCTGTAGCATACATAACTGCTTTAGCGTCATCACCATAGCGTTTTGAGAAGCCTTTTTTGTCTTTTTTCATGCCCTTAACAATACGTTCTTTGCTTTTTTCTTCACCCTTAGATAGTGAGCGTTCTGTAGCTGGATTTCTACCTTTTCTAGCGTGTGCTCTTGGAGAATGTTCAATATCATGAATAGTATAGTTTTTGCCATCATATGAAACATCTTTTCCGGATAAAAGTTCGTAAATTTTAGCTAATAATCTTGGATCGTATTCTTTTCTTCCAAATCCCTTTTGTGGTTCTTTAATTTTATCAGCAACAAAGTCTTTAAAATCAGAATAATGCATCTTTAACTGACCTTCAGTCATGTTTTCTGAAAAATATTGTTTTAATTGTTTTGCAGTTCTTTCGAATTTATGATCTTTATGTTTAAATCCGACACCGCCAGCCGCTTCCCATTTTGCAATATTTTGTCCAAAGTCATCTATTAAGATATTTGGTGTTCCATTTGGTTGTATAGCGTATTGTTTTTTGTTAGTTGTAATAATAACTTTATCAGGTGGGAAATCTTTTAAATGTTTCTTAGCCCATTCTTTTTTACTAGGCTCAACTCTATGATCGTCTGCCATAGGTGCAGAAAGAATATTATAATTGCCTTTAATTTCTTTAATAATGCCTAATAAGTTAAAAGCATTAGGGGCTGGGTCTAAATTAACCCAAAAATCTGGAGTACTTCTAATTTTATCTAATCCTAAATTTACATTTTTAATCTCTCTCCAGTCTTTAACTCCCATTAATTTAGTCCAGGCACTAAAGAAGTCAACAAGTACTCCATCCATGTCAACATAAATTTCAGATTGTTTGCTTACATCACTTATCTCTGCTTCTTGTAGGTTATCTGGAACATCAAATTGCCATACTTTACCCTGACCAGTTGTTCTTATTGCCGCAGTAAGTCTTGTATTACCGCCTACAAGCTCTAACCATCCATCACTATAACTTGCAACAATAGGTAATTCAATTGTGCCTGTTTTTAATTGTTTTTCAACTCTTTTTTTCCTTACAGGATCTATTTTATCCCAGTCTTTTACATCACCAGCTTCAGTATTTTTAATTTTTTTAACTGTTTCAGTATCATAGTCTACTACGCTACCTTGTTTAGCAAGAGCAATCCATTTCTCTTTACCTATATTTTTAAATTCCTTGTAACGTTTTGCTTCTTTCCATTCAATATCAAAGTTAGGGTTAGTATATGTAATAGAGTTTTCTGATTCTGTTAATTTGTCGCCCATGAAGTATGCAGGTCGACCATCTTTGTCAACTTTGTTTCCAAATTTAGCGGCTTGTATTTTTGTTTCGTCAGGACCAACGTCAGCAGTTGTATTAACTCCTGGAACTATTCTACCAACACCTTCGTATATCTGACGTAATTTCATTATACCGCCCATACATGAGTTGCACCACGTTCTTTACCAGTACGTGCAATACTATTCATTCGCATTATTACTCTATTAAAGTAACCTTCAGGTAATCCACCACTTATCATTGTAGCACCGCCACCACTTTTATCTACTGTAGTAGGTTCTTCCTTCGATCGTTTACCAATATGCTGTTTTAACCATTGGGTAGTCTTACCTATAAATTCATCAATAGAAATACTGTCGTCTGGATTACCATACCCAAGCTCATCGAACACTTGGCGCATATTATGATTGGAAAGGTTTAAATCTAAGTCTTCATCGTAGTCAGGATTTGCAGGAGGCTCTTCATCACTATGCATATACTTGTCTGAATTTTTGTAAAACTCGTCACCGTATATATTTCCTGGATCAGTATCACTAGTCCAGTAACCTTTTTCTTTATCTTTATGCCCTGCGGCAAAACTCATGCTTTCAGCAAGACCTAGTTCTTTTATTTTCATTATTTGCGTCCCCTAAAGCCATTACTGCCCATAAATGGTCTACTAAACCAAAGTTTGAACCAATCAGGGTCTCCAGGCTTAAGATCTAAATCTTTTTCTTTCTTTTTAAGAAGATCAGCAGTGAAACTAGGGTTTTCTGGAATATATTCGTAAGGTCCTTTATATTCGTTTACACCTGCTAACTGTTTTAATCTATTTAAATCCATCTTTTTCTATACCAACCTGTTCTACCGCTTTATCAACTGCTACCATACTTACTTTACGAAAATCACGCATAACGTTTTTATGTCTTACGTTATTTGGACAAGAACATTGCCATGAATATAATGCTTGACATCTTACACAATATCGTGACTTCATTCTGTTTGGATTATCTGAAGTATCTACGATTGGTTATCTCCTTCTACCCTGCTTACGTTTTGAGCGTCAAAGATTACAAGACCTTCAACTGCTTTATCACTAATTACTCCATCATAATCTTCTTTTTTTAAGTCCATTGTTAGTATTGCTGAGTACAATTGATCTCCAGTATACTCCCAGGGTTTAAGTCCCATCTTTGCTTTGATTTTTGCTACTTCTTCGCTTTGATAATCAGCTATTTTTAGCCCTGGCTTCACTTTATACTTAACAATTTCGCCGTCAGCACCATGATGTACTGAAAATGCATTTGCGGCAGACTCTGTCCATGTAAGATAAATTCCTCTACCCAATGCACCAAGTCCTAACCCTTTGCCACCTTTGCCTTCTCCACGAAAAAATTCGCCCTTGCCTTCGTCATATAAATGTTGATAAAAATCTGCTTCTGATTCTATTATTTGTATGTCTTCTTCTTGGATACCCATACCATCACGAACTTTATTGAATAACATTTTTGCTACTTTAGGATCTGGACTACAAACTCCACTTTTAAATGTTTGAAGATCATTGTCAACCGCGGCCGCTTTCATTTTACTTGCACTCATACCTTCAGCACCTGCGGCATCTGGGTCACGTTGTCCTGCACTTATAACATTTATAGAATTAAATTGGTAATCATCACCACCGTTGTATTTGTTTAGTAATGTATCAAAATCTTTTACACGATCTTCACCAGCAACATAGATGAGATCAGTATATTTTCTGTTGTAAAGAAATTTACAACAATCAATAATAGTCCTAACACTATCGCTACCGATAGTGATACCATCACCAAAGCATTTACGAGCGAAAAAAACTTTTTCTGCAAATGATAAAGGATCTGTTTTAGGTTTTTGTGTGTGGCTTAAGAATAAAAAAGGATCACCGGGCTGGTTTTTTACTACGTCAACTAATTTAGAATGACCGATAGTGGGCGGGTTCATTCGCCCAAAGGCAAATGTCGCAGTTTTTCCATCTTGTTCAATTAGTTGACGAATCAGCATTAATAGTCACCTTCACGAAAGAGCTCCATTTCTTCCCCGTAGATTTTTTCTACTAATGCGTCAACTTCTTCATCTTGAAGTAAGTCCTCGGGTCGTTTTGAAAGATTATATTTGGCACAATAGTGATCTCTTGCTTTATTCACCATTGGTAACATTTCGTTCTTAACGTCAATAGGATTACCTTGTTTAAGTTGGTCTTGAAGTTTAGCCATACAGGGATAATATTGCTTACGATAAAACATAGGGTCATTCTTCATATGAATATGAAGATCTTCTATAATATTCCATCCTAGATCGCTCTTGGCTTCATGCTCTCCAACATTTATATCTTTAGTCTTGGCGCAATTTGCTTGAGTCCAACAGGGTGCATTTTCATCTAATTCTTTTATTTTCATAATTCTCTACTCTGTTCTGGTACAGCATTCACAACGCATTTCTGGTGTGCATTCACATGGATCACACATACAGTTAGCATTGTCGCATTGGTCGTTAGTACACATGACAAATCCTCCTATATACCTATATAGAGTATTTATCAGTCTTTAGTCTTATACGGAAATATTGACGTCGAAGGATTGGTAGCCCATGTCGAATAATTTGTTGGCAATTCGCTCAGCTACAATTGTGGATTCTGAATCTTTAAGTGCTTTATGGGTCTCTACAGTAAGGATAAGTCCACCTTCTTCAGTTTCACCCATTTCATAGTTTGTTTCATCTTCAAGTAAGGCTTCGTCGGCACATTCAAGAACTGCATCAACAACTACATCGTCGACATCTTCGTCTTTCTTTTCCCAAACTATGCTTATAAAGTGTTTCATGGTGTATCCTAATGATTTAATAGTATAGACTGTACTGTACCAGATGTATATGTAACTACAGCTCTAACCCATACAAAGTTACCAGTAAAATTGCTAAAAAAACTACCATCTGTACTACTTTCGTTAGTACCAGCAATATCAAAATAGTCAGCATCAACAGGGGCTACTGCTAATGTACCCTGCATTTTTAAAGTACCGTTAAATCCGGCAACATTATATTGAACTGTATGAAAACCGTCAGCTCTTCCATAAAATCCATCGCCTTTATACTTCTCTCCTATGACTGTAACTGTAGTACTGTCACCAGGATGTACTGAATTTGTTAAAATTGTTTCGCTTATACTGGACATAATGTTATTTATCTACATCTTCCTTTAGAACTATTCGATCAATTCTGCCTATATTGCCACTTAAAAAAAGCATGGCTAAAGTGAGGACTTTTTCATCACGAAAATATAGATATTTGCCCTTCACATAGCCGTTCTCTTGAATAGTTCGAAGAAGTCCAGGACTTACTCGTACTTTATCAGGGTTATTTTTTGCCCAGTTGTAAAAGTTACGATCAATTGAGTTTTCTCCAAGGGTAACTTTATACTTGTGGTCAAATGGTGCGTTTTTAATTAGTACATTTTTGCTATTTAAAAGTAAGTCTATTGTTGAGTCTGCAGGTTCATAAAAATCGCAAACACAATCAAGTTTTTTACCTACACGTTTTAACCAACTATCGTTGTTTGAAAAAATCCCCATCTTATTTTGTTCACAACGTACCATAAAATCTGTTTGGTCCTGGAATTGGGTGAGTAAGTATTTTAAATCGTGTAATTCGTCTACTGTAAGATCAATATGCCGTAAAGCATCTGAACAGGTTTTATATTGGATGGGTTCTTCTTGGTGTAATTGTAGGTCGTCAATAATTGTTCTAGCGTGGCTTAGGTTTTTATTGCGAAAGATGAAGGCAACAGGATTATATATTCCAAGTTTAAATAAATATTTGTCATAAAACAGTTTTGTAGTTTCATATTTAATCATGCATACATCTCCCTAGTGGACTGTATGTTTAATTTCCTCTTTTTCTAAAATAAATTTTTTATCTTTAACATTTATTTTAATCTTTCCACCAGTTTTTAATGAGCCAAATAGTAACATTTTTGATAACGGACGTTTAATATCTTTATCAATTACACGTTGTAATGGTCTTGCACCCATTTTTTGATTAAATCCTTTATCAACTAATACGTCGATAGCTTCATCAGTAATACTTATGTCAACTTCCTTGTCTTTTAACATCTCTTTTAACTGTACTAAGAACTTACCAACAATTTTTATCATTGTGTTCTTATCTAGTTTATCGAACACAATAACACCGTCTAGTCTATTGCGGAACTCTGGAGGGAAGTATTTCTTAAGTTCCACATCTTCAAATTCTGCATCGTCACTACCAAATCCTATTAAACTTTTTTCTGCTTCTACGGCTCCTAAATTAGTTGTTAGGATTAAAATAATGTTTCTACAATCTGCGGTTTTACCATTACTACCTGTAATAAATCCGTTGTCCATAATTTGTAATAATAACGAACTAACATCAGGGTGTGATTTTTCAATTTCATCTAATAATAAAACACAATTCGGCGCTTCTTGTAATCCCGTTATAAGTTGTCCTGCATTTTCTTCAAATCCTACATATCCTGGAGGTGAACCAATTAGTTTAGAAACAGAATGTTTCTCTTGATACTCTGACATATCAAATCTAATAAGTTTTACGCCAAGTTGTTTAGCAAGTTGTCTGGCAGTTTCAGTTTTACCTATCCCCGTTGGGCCCATAAACACAAAAGAACCAATTGGTTTGTTGTCTTCTTTTAATCCTGCTTGGGCAACTAGTATTTTATCGACAATATCTGATACTGCAACATCTTGTCCATAAATTTCACCCTTAATATTCTTTTCTAAGTTAGCAAGATTTTGTGTTTCTTTTTCTTTAACTTGCTCTTCAGGAAGATTAACAGCTTTTGCTAGTTCATATTGTATTTCGTCTTCAGTTACAATTCTTTCTTCAACTTTTTTAAGATTAAATCTTGAACAAGCACAATCAAGTAAGTCAATTGCTTTATCAGGTAGTTTTTTATCTGCTTGATATTTTATACTCAATTTAATTGAGGCATCAACAGCTTCTTCTGTAATAGTAGTATTATGAAATTCTTCATAATATTTTTTAATTCCAAGTAAAATTTCTTTTGTAACTTCTTTACTAGGTTCATCAATAGTAACTCTAGCAAATCTCCGCATTAAAGCTCTGTCACTTTCAAAAAACTTGCGATATTCTTCCCAAGTAGTAGATGCAACTACTTTAATATTACCTCTAGTTAATACAGGCTTTAACATATTTGCAAGATCGTTTGAACTGCTACTACCAGCCGCCCCTGCTCCGCTAATCATATGTGCTTCGTCAATAAACACAATAGTTTTACCACGTTTCTTTAATGCCGCAATTACTAACTTAAAACGTTCTTCAAAATCACCTCTATACTTACTACCTGCTAACATAGACCCAATATCTAAATTATAAACATTGTATTCTTGTAAAAATTCTGGACATTCTTTCTTTACAATTTTCCAAGCAAGTCCTTCTGCGATAGCAGTTTTACCTACACCAGGATCACCAACAAGTAAACAATTATTTTTTGTTCTACGCCCAAGTGCTAAGGCAATTGTATCTAATTCTTCGTGTCTGCCTACAACTGGATCAATTTTTCCAGCATCAACTGATTGATTTAAATTAGTTGTAAAAGAACGTAACGCCCTAGAAGCCATTCCTTGTGTTTCTTCATCTTCATAATTTGCTTCTAGTTCATTGTTTAAGTAATCTGCAAATTTAGTTTTATCAATATTTGCTTTTGTAATATTATAATATGCCCATGACTTTTGTTCGTTCATCATGCTAAGAAAAACGTCAGAGATTTCAATACTTTGACGTCCGCTAAACAATACTTGTGTGAATGCTCTATTAAGAACACGTTCTACGGCGTGTGTTTTTTTTGGTTTATACTTTTTCTTCTCAGGTTCAATAACTATAATATCTTTACAATTAGATTTTAGATAATGCTCAAGATTCTTTTTAATAAATTCATGGTCAGCACCAAAACCTTCCATAATTTTAGCAAAGCTATCTTCACATAACATAGCAAAGAGTAAATGCTCAATAGTTACGTATTCGTGGTTCAGTTTTTTAGAAACATCAACCGCTTTATCAAATACTAACTGTAATTGTTTACTAGGTTCAACCATTGTTATCCTTGTTTAACTTTTTTTAAAAATTTATGACGTTTCCTCTTAGCCATATCTAACTTTAATTTACTTACTCGATCTGTATAATTAATACCGTATAAGTGATCGTATTCGTGTCCAAATATTCTTGCATTCCAGCCTGTTAATTCTATAGTTTGTTCTTGTTGTTTACTATCAAAACATTCAACTATTAAGCCTGCAGGGCGTTTTACTTTAATATATAAGAAAGGAAAACTTAAACACCCTTCTTCACCTATAACTGTAGTGTCAGTTACGTGAGTTATTTTAGGGTTAATAATAGCAAATGGTACATCGTCTTCATAGCCTTTTAACTCAACTGGATTCATAATAAAGATTTGTGCATCTAGTTCAACTTGGTTAGCCGCTAATCCAATGCCCCTATGTTGGGTCATTATAGCTGACATTTCTTTTTCAATTTCTATAGCGTCGGTTACTTTAAAGTCGAACGGTGCTACCGTTTTTTCTAACCAGCTATTAGGAGCTTCTATTAATTTCATTCTGTATTTTTCTTAAACGTTCTCTAATTTTTTCATTCTTAATTTTAGGTGTAATACCATGTACTTTAATATATAATTTTCCAATTGTTCTAGTTCTATGATCTGGTAAACCTTGTTCATGTACGCTAAATGTTGTTCCTGAGTTTGATCCTGCTGGTACTGTAACATTTAGTTTCTTACCGTGTAAAGTATCTATTTTAAGATTTGTACCTAACATAAGATCAATTAAATCAATATTTTTATTTAGATATAAATCCAGTCCATCTACTTCGTAAATAGGATGTCTCTTTATTCTTATTTTAACATGAAGATCCCCTGGTTGTCTACCTGGAAAGTGCTCATTTCCGCCCATGCCTCTAAAATTCATCATATCTCCATGTCTAACACCAGGAGGAATATCAATGTTAACAGTTTGTTCTTGTCCGCTAGGAAGTCTATATGATGCAAGTAATTTTTTACCTGTTACTACATCTTCTAAATCAATATCTGCGGCAATTGTTATGTTTTGATTTTTTTGTCTTTGAAATCCGCGACCAAAAAACGGATTTCCTTGATTATCACCAAAGAATTGATTGAAGATATCTTCTACGTTTATATTATGATTAGTATGGAAATGAGTATGTTGTTGACGAGCTTGATGTTGCGGATCAACAGTACCAAATTGATCATACATTGATTTCTTTTGTGGATCCTTTAGTACGTCATATGCTTCATTAATTTCTTTAAATTGTTCTTCATTTCCCCCGCGATCAGGATGATATTGCATAGCTTTCTTTTTGAAAGCATCTTTAACATCGTTTTTTGAGGCGTTGCGAGGAACTCCTAGTATGTCGTAGTAATTTGCCATACTAGTACTTATCTTAATATTTAATGTCGGTTAAAATTGCTGATTATTTACGTCTTGGTATACTTGCACCAGGCTTGCCAACATATAATCCAAAGAATGCCGCACCTGCACCAACTATAGTTGAGATGAACATAGCTTGGGCGTTAGTTGGATCTGGCAATCCCATAAACCAAGATACTGATGTATAGAAAGCATAAATGTATGCCAACATAATAAGTCTAGGTATTAATCTAAACTTATCCATAATACCAGCTGTTTGATTATACCAGGTATTATCTTCGTCACCAGATGCAGGAACTAAATCTGCTTTATCTAATTCATATTCCCTACTAGTTTCTTTTACAGGAATTTTGTCACTCACTTTTTGTCTCCATTTTTAATAGTCTCGATATCTTTACGATTCTTAACAATTTCTGTCTTATTATTATTAGGAGTATGATCGAAGATAACCTTTTCTAATTTTAAAAATGGTATTCTATCATTAGGTACATAACGCCATATATAGTCGCCATCCCATTCACCACTTACTTTAGTAATTCCAAATACAGTTTCAGTTAGGCCTATTTTTACTATTAATGCTCTTTCGCCGTCGAGTATAACTTTATCACCTTCTTTAAATTGAGGGTTTAATTTAAATGCTATACCTTTGGCAAGTTTAGTAGCCCAATCTTTAAACCAGATAGCAATCATTATGGACATTAATACAGCTATCCACGGCATTAATATATCTGTTAGCCCTAAGGATAAATCGCTTAATCCATTCATTTTTTGCTCTCCAACTTTTTCATACGTTTATCCATAGCCTCTAATTTTTCTTTAAGGATAGGAAATTTTCGCATCTGCTTTTCTTCGTCTGTTATTAACTTTATGTGGTAGCGTTTAGCCGCCCAAGTGTATAATTGGTCTACTTTATTGTAAAACCATACACCTAGTTTCGTGCCGCGAAACCATTTTTCGGTTGCGCCACCTAGAATACTGCCAGCTATTGCTTTTATTAGAAAAAACCACATTTTTGCTCCTTTAATAATGTATTAGTATTTATCAGGATGTGGTTTACGGAATATCGTTGGCGCTTCCGCCTCTATCTGTGGGTAATTGCTGTTCTTGGGTGTTATTATTAATATCTGGTGTACCATCTGGTGATACACCTATATCAACTTGTTCTTCTGGTGTCCCGTCAGAAGTATTAGCTTGTTGCTCTCTAATAGAGTCAGTATCACCAAAGAAAGAAGTAGGTTCTTCAGGTGGTGTAGGTTGATGGATAATCTTAGATGTCTTATCACCCGTATCTATTATAGTATAATCCTTTATATTAATATGGTCTTCAGGTAAGATATATGGAACGTATTTTTGACGGTCTTCTTTTTCATCACCCTTATGTGAATTTCCTTTTTTCTTAGGTACAATTTTTACTGAAATTGCTTGACCACCTCGTTGGCTTTCAATGCCAACTAACATCTTATGTAATTCTTTGTCGTAAGGCATAATATAAGCACGAGGCTGACCTTTGTTAGCTACTAATCCTAATTTAACTAACCAAGCCATTTTATGTTCTTCGCTTTTCTTTGGTATTAACCATACGTAAATATTACCCTCTATATTTCTTTTTACATTGGGTTCTACAATATATGATCCTACAAGATAATAACTTTTGTTATTAGGGTGTTCTGCATACGGAAATCCGTAGATTGCTTTTAATCCTATCCATGAACTTGCTATAGATAGTAATAATGCTATAGTTATTATAGCTTTAACATACCATCTAGTATTAGATGAAGTAATAAAGATCCATAGTACTAGGGAGCTAATCAATAGTAATACAAGTACTAAAAATACGTGACCTTGAATAACCATTAGTTTCCTTCCGAAGTGTCGTAACCACTATTTTCAACAGTTTTAACTATTTGAAATGGAAGTTCATTAAGTTCTATAATATCACCGTCTTCGTTTACAGTAAATCGTACAATTGTTTTCTCTTCACCTTTGCGAATTAAAAAAACTTTTTTAAGATACACTAAACCATATGGGTTTAGTTTTTCTATGTTAACCACTACAGGTATTTGATCATAATAGTCTTTATCAAGTACTTCATTTCGTGGTGCTCGTCTATATAAATGTATATTGACAATATATTCGCCTGCAATAATACCTCTAATTGTTACGTGTTCTATATTACGTCTAACAGTAACCTTTTTACCAGTTGTAAGCATTACGGTATCATTAGACCTTCCTAGATCATCTCTATCTAGGTTCATTAACCCTCTATCTTTTTGTTTAAAGCCAACTACATTTCCAATTGGATCTTTAACCCAAGTATCAATGTCATCTTCACTATTATCTGGCCATGAAGTTGTAATGATAAATTCTGCAATTACTTCTACATTAGATTTTTTAGCAACTGGATTTATTAAGATAAAAGCTAAAACAAAAAGAAAAACGAAACCCACTAAGGTATTGAAAAGCAAATCAATGAATGCTATTTGGGAACCGTATGTTCTAATTCGATCAAGTCGAAGAAATCTCATTCCTGTACCTTTCAAGGTCTTGCTGGAGTCTAAAGTACTGGAATTTTAATAGTGTGCTTGTTATTAAACCTGTAAGTGTTGTATACAATGCAGTAGACATTCCAACTGCCATATTTGCTAATGCTTGTTGAACAGATGAAACGTCAGATATATTAATACCTTTAAACGCACCTGTTAACATTAATATAAAACCAGCAACCGTACCAATTAGCCCCATAGTTAATAAGACATCCGAAGCGAACCATCCTGTCTCGTGCCGTATATCAACGTTTTTAATTTCGTCTAACTCTTTATTTGCTAGTTTGCTTAATAACCAAGATTCATAACCGCAATGAACTGTCATCCCGTAGAAGATCGTGAGGATCAAAAACGATAATTTCGTTTTATCATTTACCCAAAGGGTAGTGTGTACATCGAATAATAATAGCCCGATAGTCGCAACTATTAATAAACTAAAGAACCACCACCACTTCAAGAAGATAGTGTGTTTCCTAATAGCCGGTATGTCCATGACTATGTATTTAGTGTGTTTTATTTTTTTAGAATTTAAAAAGAAATTTTAGGCATAGGATATGCCTATTAAGTGTATAGATAATTATTCTTTCTTAATTTTATCTTCAGGCTCGTAATATTCTTTATATTGATTGATTATTTCTCTTTGCTTAATAATATACGCTCTTATTTGTGCAAAATTTATACTAAGAGTTTCATAACCTTCATCTGTGAGTCCAAAAAGAACTGGATCAGCGCCTGATTGTTTAACTTTTTCAAGAACCTCTGCAGAATTTTCTGAGTTGATAATGTACCACTTTAACTCCTCTACCTTAAGCGGATCAGGAAGTTGTAAGTTGAGCGGTTGTCGTTCAACTTCTGTTTTAAAAATGTCCAGCTTCTTTACAGTACTACAACTAGTTGTAAGAAATATAATTGGGATTAGCAATACTAGGACACTCAGGATTGATCTGAGACTTCTTCGTTGCATTTTTCTCTTTCTCCGTTAAAGGTGAACCGGTAGCGATTTCAAAACATCTATTCGCATGAGCAGTTCCTTTATTAATGACTTTTTCCATAATTTTTGCTTTTTTAAGAGCAAGGGCGCCTACATCACGCTTTTTGCCTGATGCATTTATTTTATTAAATTTTTCTTCTGTATCTGCTAGTTCTTTAGCAAGTGTTAAATTTGTTTGTTGTAACGCTTTACTAATTTCTTGTTGCTTTTTAAAGTCTGCTTGTACTTGTTCTATAACAGCTCTTTGATCAGAAATACTTTGTTCTAATTTCATATTATTAGCTTCACTAACAGCCAAGTCAGCTTTAAGTGTTTTTACATACACATAAGCACCACCAATACCGCTGAGTATTGCTAGTATTATTATAATTTTTATGGTACTAAATATTCCCACTTTCACTCTCCGCTAATTTAATAATATCGTCTACAGTAACAAGATGTTCCATTTTATCTTCGGGCATAGTAATATTTAACTTTTCTTCTACAGCAAGACAGACTTCGATAATATCCATATCGTCGCCATCCAAGTCGTCAATTATACCGTGCTTAGGTTCTATTGTTACGTCTTTCCCAAAATGTTCGTGTAATGCTTCCATTACTTTATCTTTAATCATTGTATTCCTCATCGTATCTAGCTTGGTAACAAACTATAATTTCTACGGGTTTATTATCACCGTCCATAAATTCTTCAGTTAATTTACCTTCGTGTTTACGTCCACAGTTTTGACACGTTCTCATATCATATTTAAGGCTATGTTCGACGTTTCACTTACTCGTCTGGTCCAGCCTCTTCCAAATGTTTCAAACGTGGATAAACTCTCATAATATCCTTGTCTAGCATCTTGGTACTCACGAATTGCTATTTCTACACCGTTTGCTTCAACAAATTCGTTTACTTTACTAATTGTATTTGGGCCTATAGCCCCATCTACTCCTGCTCCGACTAGCTCTTGTAGGTATCTAGCGGCTCGTCCTGTGCCAGCGTTTACGCCAAAGTCGAATACGCACAGATCTAAACCGGCGGGCAAATTATCTGCATGAACCCTGCCCCAGTAGTTCTTTTCATAAATAGGAGCAACATCATCTTCAGTTAATGCTTTCATAGTGTCAGCATCAACCTCGTGTCCTACCCATCCTTCATAAGTCCGTTTAGTAACACCCATATTAGTGATACCACCTGGATCCTTAGGGTGATTAACGTAACCACCCTCGTGGTCTAAGATTATCGAAAGTGCGTCTCTGTAATTCTCTCTCGCCATTCTAGTCCTTTTATTATTTTGTTAGTACTAATGTGTAACCTGCGTTTTCAATTAAGTATTTGTCGCCGTAGATGGAAATATCATAGTCACCTAAATATTTAGTAAGGAAAATAATTTCTGGAAATGCATTGATGTTAAAAGATTCATTAATTTTATTGTGGATATCGTCGTGTTTTCCAAAACTATTTACTTTAAATTTTAAAGGTTGTGCCCAAATCTTTTTAAATGTAATATCGTCTTGTAATAATTCAACACTATCTAAATAACTCTTGTTAAAGAAGTTTTTATAGTTTTCCATGTTAGCTTCGTTAACTCTAATTTCGTAACCATCAACATCTAGTGGAACTGTTTCGCTAATAGTTTGTTCATCAGCTGGTAAACTATTAAAGCCCTTATAATATCTAAATTTAATATCTTCTATATGAGCTAACTTTTTAACACCGTCAACTATTTCTATAATTTGTTGGGGAATTTCTCTACCACGTTCTAGTTCAACAAAAACCTTGTATGTTCCGTCTGGTTGTTCGCCTGATGTAACATCAGAGTCTAATACAAACGGATAACCTTTTTCGCAAAAATTCATTAAGTCTTTTGCTGGTTCTTGTGATTTGACTGAAAAACTTAAAACAACAATATCTTTATCTTCACCCATTTTTGATTTGAATGAATCTATTTCAAAGATGTCGTAAACTAAATTTCTTAAATCTCCTGCTTGAAGACCCATTATACTTCACCTTCTACTGGTGCCGGTGCCGGCTCAGCCATAGGTTCAGGCGCCATTGCCGCTTCTTCGCCTGCTTGTGGCACTTGATCAACAGCCGTTTCTGGACCCATTTCAGCTGGCTCTGATACTATGTCTAGTTGTTCTCTGTAGCCACTGTAAATATTAAGAATTAGATCTTTAGGCATTTGTATTTTAACTACCCAAATAGGATGTCTATCTAATTTGCCCTTTTTAGTACCAGGACGCATATCGCCAGGTTCTTTAATTTTTCGGGGTTTAATAATATTTGTTTTTTCAAAGGATACTTTGCATTCGTAATCTATAAGTCTTTTTCCACCCATAGGATCTGGCATTTTCTCTCTAGCCCACATAAATTCACAAGTTACCCAATGTTTTTCTATGTTTGGACCTGAGACTAATTCACCATCTTCCCAATTTTCGTATACGTAAATATCAAGCTCATCTAGTACTCTTTCAAAGTCTTTAAGAACACTAAAAGCGGTATCACTATCGTAGATATGTTCGATGTTTTTAACAATGTCCATCACGTCATGCATGGTTATAGTCGCTCCTATACACTTATTTAGCTAATCTGCGTTCATATAGTAGTAGTTTAGTTTTTCCCCTGGTTCACTAAATATTTGCGTAGAGACAAGATTACCTCATAAAGGAGGACTGAATGAGTAATAAACGAGCCAAACGGCATCTTCAGAATACGAGTAATATCATTAATTTTCAAAACCCACATAAAAGAGAAGTTAAAATACTACCAAGAAATAAAAATCAAGAATCATATATGCTAAAACTAATGGATCCTAAGAAAGACATAGTCTTCGGTATAGGGCCTGCGGGAACCGGTAAAACGCTATTAGCGGTACAGGTGGCTGTTAAGTTATTTCGAAATAGTGTTGTGGATAAAATTGTTGTTACTCGACCAGCAATTAGTGTCGATGAAGATTTAGGATTTTTACCAGGGACAATGGAACAAAAAATGGCACCGTGGACAATGCCAATTTTTGATGTATTTAGAGAATATTATAGTCAGTATGAAATACAGAATATGATAAACGAAAATGTTGTAGAAATTGCACCCTTGGCCTATATGAGAGGTAGAACATTTAAAAATGCATTTATTGTTGCAGATGAAATGCAAAATGCTACTGCTAGTCAAATGAAGATGCTTTTAACACGGTTAGGTTCAAAATCACAAATGGCTGTTACTGGAGACCTAAGACAATCAGACAGGTTAACTAGTAATGGATTATTAGATTTTATCAAACAATTAGAACGCTTTCCCACAACTAAACATATTGACGTTATAAGATTTAGACAAGGAGACATTGAACGCAGTAATGCAGTCAAAGAAGTCCTTCAAGTATACGGAGATGAATAAGTAATTGTATGACTAGACAAGTTTTTCAGTTGTTGTTTGGACTTTTAGTTATTTCAGGACTTATGGCTTTGTATTACTACCTAGCGTAGTTTATTCACCTGGAAGCTCGGTATCGTGGGCATCAACAATATAGTTTTTCTTTTCATGTTGCCAACGTGTCCAACCGGCAAAAATAATATTTTTTAAGCCTATAATAGCATTATGTCTGGCGACCGCAGTTTCGCTCAAGTTACCAGTTTTAGCAACAACTGTTTCTCGTTTAATAGGAATAACTTGACACAAAGGTTCACCTAGTTTAATAGTTGTAGGTTTAATTTCTTTCAGCATAATATTAATAGGACTCACTAACGCACCTATGTCATGATCTATTATACCAGGAATTGCTTCATAATTTCTATCCTCCCAATAAAACATTGGTAGATACATTAAACTCCAGTCTTTGGCCGCCCACATTTTCCATGGGTTATCTAATTTTACAGCCGCTCTTACACCAAATTTTTTTAATAGTTGATTGCTTAATTGATCTGTTGGATGATAAGCACTATTATAGTTAGGTTCTGAATATCTAGTAGTAACGCTTTGTCCGTCTCCACTTGGAGTAATTTCTATATCACACCAAGCAGGAATAACATAGCCAGTTGACATAAAATCACCAATACCCGGGCAGGCTTTTATACTTTTATCGCTGTCAATTAAATGCTTTGCCTTCTTAGTATATGTAGGCATATTTTTCCATGCTTCAGGCATGAAATCTTTGGCAGGTTTAATAGGTGCGTATTTTCTTACAGCCCAATGTTCTGTTTCAAAAAATAATATAGGTTTTGTCATTTTAATTCGTTTATTATAGGAAAAATTCCTGCAATTACTTTGGCACAAGCATGAGCAATATCCATGTGTTCTTTTTGTGTACCATGCCCGCCACGTAATTCAATATAATGAACCCATGAACGAAGTGTGCCATTCATATATAGTCGTGTTTTAGTTAATCCTTCAGGTAATACGGCTCTTGCTTGTTCTTTAGCAATTCCTTCACCAAGTGCCCAGTCATATGCTTCTTTGCATTTATCAATTACTTGTTGTTGTTTTCGTCCCCAAGCCATTTGTAAAACGTCATCTTCAACAGCTATAGAATTTTGTCTATTTTTTGGATCTTGTAAACGTGCTTCTCTAAAAGTAAATGCATTTTCCATGTCTTGTGGATTTGCATATCGTTGGCTAAATTCTTGGAAGGCAAATGATCTGTGTCTTACTATTTGGTGGGCTATATCTCTTGTAGTATTAATTTCAAGACAGGCACTAACCATCTCTAATGGTGACCAATGTTTGTGCTTAATCAAATACTTAATAAGTTTAGCACTTGTTTCAGTATTCATTTGATTACTGGGATTACTAACCCTAGCACAAAAGGCAATTAAGTCTTGAGCGTCTTCTAATCCTTCTTCTAAAAAATCATCTGATGGTTTTGAATACGAAACTAATTTTACACTCATCCTGTTCTCAATATAATATGTACTCCAAAGGGTGAAATACAAGGCGGCCCTATGTCGTCTTTTTGAATACTTTTACAGGCTTGTGAAAATTCTATAGCCATTGCTGATTCTTCAAACCAACCAAGGTCCCCTCCTCGCTCTTTGCTAGGACAAGCACTATTTTCTCTAGCCGCTTGTTCAAAAGATATGCCGCCTGCTTTTAATTCTCTTATTAGTTCCTCGGCTTCATTCATTGCAACTGCAATTCCTCTACTATGTGTAGGAGGATTGGCATCACGATGACTTAATAATATGTGTGATGCTCGTAATTTCATTTAATCTCCCTTACCTGGATTTTCACTAAAGTGTTCCATCTTTCCAGGAACGTTTTCCCATTCCTTAACATCCTCTGGAACATCTTCTGGTCGTTTCTTTGTAATGTTAGGCCAACTGTTTGCCCACTTTTCATTTAGGATAAACCATTCTTCACTACCGGGTGTATTATCGTCAATAATTGCTTCTACAGGACATTCAGGTTCACACACACCACAGTCGATACATTCGTCTGGATGTATAACTAACATATTCTCGCCTTCGTAAAAACAATCTACAGGACAAACTTCAACACAATCCATGTGTTTACATTTGATACAACTATCATTTACTAGGTATGTCATCTTTCTTACTACTTTTTTCCTTTTCTTCTACAAGTTGGTCAATTACTTGTTTAGCATTTGCCAGCGATTCTGTCAAGTGCATAGTAAGACCTAATATACTGGCTCCTTCACCTCGTAAGCCAGTCCAAAACATTCTATAGTCGTCCGGATTTTTTTCCCTTGGAAAATTGTCCGCCTCCTTTAAAAGGTCCCTAAACTTATTTACAATTTCTTGTTGTCTTTCAGCTGAATAAAGGATCAAAAACGATTCAACTTTATCATAGTTGCGGCCAAGT